TGTTTTGTATTGTCGGTCTGTGCAATGTGTATGCCGTTACCACTTTGGTCGTACCAAGTCCGCACGAAACCATTGCCAGCGCCACAAAAGGCCGTCAGCGTTCCATCTGTCACCTGAGCAGCGGTGAAGTCCTGTTCGGTGTTGTCGCTGCTCCGTCGCACGCGAATCACCGGGCCATTGTAAGCGGTTCGCAGCAGGCGGAGGCTGTAGGCCGCTGCGGCGCTGGGGTATAGATCAAGAAGAAGCGCCACCCCAGCCGCAAACCGATAGGGATTGAGCAACCACATCAGCCGAGGCCCTCCACGAACTCCGCCGGTAGATCGAACCCACCAGCCAGCGCAGCAACCTGCGCCGCCAGCTCAGGCGCCACCAGCCCGGTCGCCCGCGCCTGCCCCCATGCCGCCAGGAACGTGGCCGGGTCGCCTTGCGCGGCCTGGCCCAGCCCCACGCCGAGCATCAGATGCAGCACCGGGGCCTGACTCGCGCATGTGGCGACCAGGCCATTCACCGCAGCATCCGCCGCGAGCTGCTCAGCAAACTGCACCCACCGGGGCGCGGGCACCACTGGAGGGGGAGGCGGCAACTCCACCAGCTCCCACCCGCGCCGCAACACCAGCGCATCGAGATCCACATCCTGCGTCGGCGCCAGCCCGTAGGCCGCCGGGTCGTAGTCGGTGGGGGCTTGAGCCTGCTCAATCCACAACATCACCACCGGCGGCTGCAGGCCCACCACGTCCTCGTCGTCCTGCCGGGGCCAGGTGATGAGTGTCGCGGTCTGCGGGTCGTAGAGGATCCTCGGCATCGTCAGATTCTCCGAACGTACAGGCCAACCTTCAGGCCCGTGCCTGCTGTTGAGCTGCCCACCTGATCAATGTCAATCGTGATCTCCGCGTCATCAGCCAACGATGAATCGCTGATCACTGCTGCTGTCGCTGCCGTGGTAGAGGTCTTCTCGGTGGTATCAATGCTGAGCTTCGTGCTCAACACCGAAGTGCCCGCTTCGTTAATGTCCACCACCAGATTCGCGCCGACTGGTGCAGTGTTCACGCTGGCCCGCACGCTCAGCAGCGTGGCGGCAAATGGCATCCGAAACGTGATCTTGGCGGTGCCGGTGGTGAGCGCCGTTGCCTCATCCGAGCACGCCACCCATAGCCATTCCTCCACCCGGAGCGTCGTGCCGTCGAACTGGAGGCCTGGCCCCACGGCCGCATGGGTCAGCTTCCCCTCTGAGTCGTCCCAGAACAGCAGCCGGTCCCCGCCGGGGTCGTCCGCCTGCAGCTCCTGGCCCGACAGGTTGAGGATGTCCGCAACGCTGGCGGCAAGAGTCACCGCAGAATGCGGTGGATCCATCTCAGATCCGATCGTCACCGTGACCGATCCGGTCGAGGCATTCACCCGGCCCACGATCGCCACCTGCTGCACCAGCCCCGTCGTCGGCCGTGTTGCCGTCAGGCCGCCGCCGATCGCCACATAGAGCGGGTCGCCAATCGTGTAACCATTGGTTGCCAGTCCCGTCAGCTCGCCCGCCACCACCGCATGGCCGGTTCCGTTCTGCGCCAACGTCGCATCAAGAATCCCGATCGCTGGCATCGTCGCCTGTGATGTCGCATCAGCAGCAGCAACCTCCAGCGTCGTCGTGTCTCCCACCGTCCCGGTCACCCGCACAGGAGTGCCCTTCACCAGCTGGCCGCCGCTGGTGTTCTTAACATGGATGTAGACCGCACCCGCAAGGTCGCCGTGGATGTGCGGGATCGACACCACCGACCCCGTGGCGCTGACCCCGGCATCAATCAAGGCCTGGGTCAGCAGCCGTTGAGCGGCTGACATCAGGCCATCCAGAGAATCGGTCGCCAGAGGCAACACCACGTCGTCGCCCGTGCTGCTCGCCAGCGTCCGGCTGGCAGGCGTGTAGGTCAGGTTGGTGCCAGGGGCGATGGCGTTGGCCGCAACCTTCCGGCTGTTGCCGCCCTGCACCACGTAGACCAGCTCAGTCCCCGCCAGTGGCGTCGTCGCTGATTGGAGTTGTGAGAGCTTCTGATCAGGCATTAGGACTCCAGCAGCAACTTAAAGCCATCCTCAAGCAGGAAGAATGATCCATCCTCCAGGAGCAGATGTGCAACGGCGACGGCGATCTTCGTCAGCAGGATCAGGCAGAAGACACCGTCATCAATCATCAGCGGTGCCTCGCGCACCTGGTAGCTGTTCCCTGCCACCGTCATCGTGTCGCCATAGGTCACGAATCCGAATCGTGATGTCTCGGCCCTCAGCAGGTACTCATTGGTGATCACCCGCCCATCGGCCACGTACTCACCGGGCATGTCGAGGATGCCGAGCCCCGTCGTGCCATTCGCGGTCACGCTGACCCCGAAGTCATCTAGGAAGTCGGTTGGATCCTCGACGAATGCCATCGGTCAACCTCAGCCGTACTTCTTCAGGCCGAACCCGAAGCATGTGACGGCACTGGAGGCAGTGCCAACCTCAGCCGTGCAGCTGAGCCGGATGTACCGTTTGAGGTCGTTGCTGTTGAGGGTGATCACCTGCTTGGCGGCGGCATTGCCGATCACCGTGAAGGTTCCACCGGCGGCGGCGGTGTAGGTCGAATCATCGGAGGATTCTTCGATCCGAAACGCCAGCGAGGCATCAGCGCCAGCAGCGGTGCCAGCGAGGATGATCTGGACGTCGCCTTCATAGTCCTTGATGTCAACGCCGGTTTGGTTGCCGGTGCCGGTGATCGTGGTCGTGGCGAGGAGGGTGAAGTGCTGGAGCTTGTCCAGCGTGAGCTCATGTACTGCCATGGGTCCGGGTGCGGGGTTTGCGGGGGCGAGGCCGTTCCTCGGCCTCAGGGGTTGGTGTGACCGGATCCGGCGCCATCTCCGCCTTGCCCATGCCCAGCAGGAGCCGGGCATCGGAATCGGACACGTCAATCAGATCACCGACCCGGGCGGGTCGGCCGCTGATGGATGTCTGGCGCAGGATCCGAATCAACATGATCAGAGGGTGTTGTTGCCGCGGCAGAAGGCCTCAGGATGCCGGACGGCGAAGTCCAGATCCTGCAGGGCGATCACCCGCACGCCGCCGGAGGTGGCCAGGGCTGCGGTGTCGACGGTGAGGTCGATGCCGGACCACAGGCCCAGCAGCAGCTGGTTCCACACACCGAAGAACACATCACCGGTGGCGACCTGGTTGGAGCGCACCACCGGGTAGCCGTTCACGGTGCCGCCGGGCTCCAGCACGAACTGGGCTTCGCTGCCGATCTTGCTGGTGGTCTTGAATGCACCGAACCGGGTGGAGTTCGTCAGGTACTGCATGGCGCCGATGTCGGCGTTGTCAGCATTGACCTTGGTCTCCATCGAAACCAGCTCGACGTAGGTCGGGCTGTCGGCGTTGAAGTCCTCGGTGTTGATCCCCGTGGTGAACTTCAGGCCCTGCGGTTCGCCGCTGGCGCCCAGGCCGTACAGGCCCACTCGTTCGATCTCCAGCGCCAGGGTCTCGACCAGGTCGGCCCGCACCATGGTCTCAACGTCCAGCGAAGACTGGAGCATCAGACGCCGGGTGAAGTCGACGTAGGCCCCGCAGGTGCGGGGGGTCATCGTGACCTGATCCACCGTGGGGTTAGAACCGGTGGGGGCGCCGCCCTCAGCCAGCCAATAGGCGGTGCTGGCGCCGGTCTTGCGGGGGATCGCCACCGGGCCCTGCAGGCCGGTGAGCGTGGTCATGCCAAGCGTGGTCAGCGCGAGCCGGTTCCGCAGCTGCTCGATGAAGCTGCCGGGCCTGGCGTCGGTGAACACCAGATCACCGGCGGCAGATGCGGAGCTGACCTGCAGATCACGGCGCAGCACGTCGTGGGGCACCCACATGCCGCGGGCCTGCTGGCCGGTCCGCTGCTCCACAGCAGCCGAGCACTCACGCTCGAATGCCGCGGCCTCCTGGGCGGCACGGTCGCCGGGCATCAGCTGGGCACGGATGGCCTTGATGAAACTGAACTGGCGCACCTCCTTGTCGGACAGGCCGATGTCAGCCGAACCGCCGGAAGCGATCGGCCGGGCGGCGGGGGTTGCAGGCTGAGCGGGCTGCTTCGCGCGCTGGCCGATGGCGGCGAGCACATCGCGCATGGCCTCGGTTTCAGTGGCGCCGCGTTCGATCAGGCCCTGAGCCAGATCGTCGGCGCCGTGCTCACGGCAAAGGCTGGTGATGCCGGCGACGCGGGTACGCTCATCGGCCGCAGCCTGAGCCCGCACCGCCTCGATGTCGAGTTGGGGTTCCATTGGTTGGGGGGGTAGGGGGTTGGTTGCGGCCGGGGCCGCGGATTGGTCGTTGTCGAGACTGCGCCCGATCCCGACCGATTGGTCAGCCGGCAACGACACGATGGACACCTCGTGAGCTTGCCATGAGGTGGCCAGGATGCCGTCCTGGCCGTTCGCGCGCATCGGCTGTGCATCGGCGATCGAATAGCCGACCGACACATTGCGCAGGATCCCGTCACGGATTTCCCCGTACTTCTCCTCAGCGAATGCACTCCGGCTGAACCGCACCGCGACCATGCCGCGGCCATCGTCCAGCCATGCACGTTCGACCACTCCCAGCACACGATCAGGGTCGTGATTCCAAAGGAGCGGTGCGCCATCGTTCAGACGGCTCATGTCAGGCGCACCCTCGGCATGGCTGAGCACTTCAGGACCGAACCACCGATCAACCGGCGCCTCAGAGCTGAACGAAAACTCAAGCGTCCGCCGATCGTCGTCGTCGGGCTTCATGCCACGGCCGGCGGTCGCATAGTCGAAACTGGCGACGCGCCTCAGCGGTTGGCTGTTCAGCTCGCGCAGTTCCATCAATCCGTGCACAGGTTGTCTCTCCACTGTAGCTGTAGCTTCACACTTCATCCCGCGTTCATCCCGCGCCGCCTTGATCCGCGCCGCCTTCGCATCGGCCCATGTCTGGCCGGGGTCACCACCCCAGGCTGCCCATGCCACACGGCCGGGGCTGGGATAGCCATCCTCACCCGGGCTGAAACCCTCGCCGGCCTTGTCCACCTCATGCCTGGCGAACCACGCCGCCATGGTGATCACCGTGTCAGGGCTCAGCTCATCACCCGACAGGATCTGGCTGGCGCGGGTTGCGGCCACCTCGGTTCCGCCGGGTTCGCCGTCTGCCTTCCACGCGCGGTACCGTTCGGCCTCGGTGCGCATCCCATCGGTCGGCATGAGGTCGATGTCGGTGCCGTTCACGTTGGCCATCAGGCGTCGTCCTCGATGTCGTCGCCTTCCGCCAGATCCTCTGCCAGATCCTCCGGGGTGACCTCCACCTCACCCGTGCTGTCGCCAGACTCAGCCGCCGTGTCCTCAGGGCTGTAGGGATCCTGGGGGATGATGCTCCCCGGTGGCCGCGCCTGAGTCAGTCCGGCGCCGCTGACCTTGCCAGGGTCGATGTCGAGCGTGAGGCCCAGCTCCTGCGCACGCTCACGCTCAGCCGCCAGCGCCACCAGCAGATCCTCAAGGTCTCCGCCACCGGCGGCCACGACGTCCGCCTGAGTCTTGAATCCGCACCTCACAGCCTCCTTGTAGGCAGACACGTCGTTGGCAGGATCGACCCACTCCCACCCGCGCGGGAACCACCGCACCGACTCGTACCGCTCCGGCATCACGTCGTATCCAGGCAGGGGCATGGCGCCGCTGCCGACCGCTGCTGCCAGCCACCGCTCGAACACCGGCCGCAGCAGGTGGTCAATCAGATAGTCCTGCAACGTCTTCCATGTCTCCCGATCCTCCAGCAGGCTGAGCCGACTGCTGCTGTAGTTGCTCTGGCTGAAGTCCCGCGAGATCGTTTCGTAGCTGCAGCCGATCGCCGCCGCAACCGCCCGCAGCATCCCACGCATGAACGGCTCGAACTGCCCATCCGGTGCGTCGAGCTGCGGCACGTTCACCGATTCGCCCGGCGCCAGATACTTGAAAACCCCCGGCTCGAAGTTGCTCACCCGCTCATCGTCGAACACCTCATCAGCGTGGAGCTCACCCTCAGGGCTTGTGATGAATCCCATCAGGCTGGAGCTCGCCCGCGCCCGCACAACCTCCGCCTCTTCGTACCCCGCCAGGTGATGCAACCGCTTCACCGCTGAGCTGAACCACGGCACACCGCGGGTCTGCCCCGGCCGTTCGGTCACATACAGGTGGATGATCTCCGATGCCGGCACCTCCCGCGTCTGATACCCTACCCCGTTCACCATGTCGCCCGGGTGGCGGGTGCGGAACGCATAGGACACTGGCCGGCCCCAGCGGTTCACCCTGACCCCCATCCGCCACTCGCTTCCATCAGGCAAGGGCCCAAGGCTCTTTCCCTCGTCGCAGTAGTCGCTCTCGATGATCTCCAGGCCGAGGGGCACCCTGCCGCCGCCGAATGCCTCCGGCACGATCCTGATAAACACCTCACCCGATTCGGCCATCGCCTGAATCGCCAACCGGCAGATCTCCACGAACGACAGCCGGCCCGCAGCGTGGCACGTCGTCGGCCGGCACCAGCGGGTCCACTCGGCTTCGATCATGCTATTGATCCGTTGATCCAGCTGGCCGCTGCCGCGCTGCATCATCACCCGGCCCTGCATCCGAATGCCCCGGCCGACCACGTTCGCGCCGATCGCCCGCAGCGCCTGGCGTGCGTAGGGGTTGTCCCGCACCAGCTGCCGCGAGCGGTTGCGCAGCCGCACCAGGCTGCCGTCAATCTCGGCATCGGCGCTGGTGCCGCTGGTCACCCAGTCCGAGGTCAGCCGCGACATCAGCGCGCCCTCGTAGGCCCGCCGGCCGCGGCGGGCGCCTGGTGCCACCGTGGGCGGTGCCGGCTTCGACCGCTTCCGCTTCGCCATCAGCTGAACCTCACAAACAGATTGCCGGGATTGCCCAGGCCCTGTGCAACCTTCTCAGCTGCGCGCTCGCGCGCAACAATCGCCTTCAGCTGCGCCTCACGTTGCATCAGCTGCGATAGCTCCAGCTTCGTGAAGGACCGGCTACCGATCGTGTACTGCTTGGCTCCGCCAGAGATGATCGCGCGGATCGCCGCCTGCACTGCCGCCAGATCCTGCTCAGCCTGGCTCTGGCCATTGAATGCACCCGGCGAACCCGCGTAGATCAGGGATGGCTGCACCAGCAGCATCCCACTCCCGACCGTGATCTTCGTCGCGCCGCTGCTGATCACCGATTGCCAGAACCAGTCGCCCGCATCGAATGCCTCGGTGGTGGTGGCACTGATCGCCATGTCCCATCCGCCGTCTGATCGTGCGGTGCCGGCAACCGTCGCGCCCTCGCTGGCCGTGTTGGTTCTGAGGTACGTCGTGAATGCCCAGGTGGCCGATGTCGCAGCAGCACCCAACAGATCAACCTGTGACGGTTCGATCCACTGCACGGTATCGCCAGCCTTGATCTCAGCGGGAACCGGCACGGGGATCACCTCCGAACACAGCATAGGGCACAAGAAACCCCCCGGCCGCAGGCACAACCGGGGGGCTCATGACACACCACAGAGAGAATCTACCAGCCGGAGACGAAACTCGGCCCGGTCCTCGCCGGCCGCCGCCGCCGTGCGCCACCACCACCAGCCGCGGCCGGTGGTGCCTTCTCAGTCGCAACTGCTGCCGCCAGCTGATCCCACATCGTCGCCCGGTTGTAGCGCCGCTTCACCAGCTCCAGCACCGCCAGGCAGTAGACCACCAGGTCGAGCGGTTCATTTCGCGCACCCGCCGGTTTCTGCCACGACAGCACCTGGAATCCCTTCACCGTCTTCGGCACCAGCCGCTCACACGTCAGGCCCTGGAGGTAATCCTCGGTTGCGTTCTGCCCGAAGTGCACGGCGCCGGGGCCTGTGCCCTCCTTCCGCAGCCTCGCGTAGATCGTCCGCTTCAATGTGTCGCCGCCCACCATGTACAGCACGACGCCGCCCTTGATCACCCGGCCGCGCCAGTTCACATCCACCTTGCTGCCCTTGCTCAACGCCGGCGCCGCCTTTGTGCTGCTGCCCTTCAATGCGACCACGCCCTCACGCACCCGCTGCCGGCAGAACTCGTAGGCCTCCTGCGTGAAGTGGCCGCCCGTGTCCACCCCGCAATGACGCACCGTCATCACCCCACCCCCAGCCCGGGGCCATTCCGTCCGGCGGATCGAATCCGCCTGCTCCCACACCTCGCCATCCGCCGGGCTGCCCTCAACCTTCTGATGCCACACCAGCCACATCTCTTCCCCCCGGCCGATGCCCCACACGCTCACCTCTAGCCAGGTGTCCTGCACATCCACCGCCATCAGCAGCACCAGCACACCATCAGGGCACTGGCCAGTCGGGTACGGGTCGGCCGCGGCCCGGCCCATCAGGCCATCAGCGTTGATCGCCGCCACCGCTTCATCCTCCCAGGCTTCCGCTGCCCGCTTGTTGACCCAGCCCTTGAGCAGCAGCGGGTCGCTCTTCGCCCGCAGGAACTCATCCCGGATCTCCTCCCAGCTCTTCCACCCCGCCGGCGCATACCACCCCGGCAGATGGAATCCCGCCGTCATCCCATCGCCCGGCGCCGTTGCACCCCACACCGCACCCGCCAACATCGATGTCTTGTGCCGCTGCCCCACACGTTCGCCGCACGCCGGACACTGGCACCACACCTCACCATCCGGCCGATCCCATCGCATGTGCTCACGCCACCGCAGCACCTCCAGCGATCCGCAGCACGGCATCAGCATCGCCAGCTGTCGCCGGTCGCTTCTGGTCTCGAACTCCGCAGTGATGCGGCACATGCCCCGCGTGCCGGGCGTGCTGGTGATCAGCACCTTGCCCATCGGGAACGTGGACGTCCTGGCCTCGGCATTCTCCAGCGGGTCGCCCTTGTCATCCGCCTCGAGCGGGTAACTGCTCACCTCATCCGCTGCCAAATAGGCCGCCGGCATGGACTGCAGGCCGCTCCCGCTGTTCGCACCGGTGAGCACGAACAGCCCCCCGCGGAACTCCTTGAGAAACATCGTGTTGCCCGAGTCCCGCGACCGCGCCGGTGCGATCAGCTCGCTCAGTACCGGGGTTTCCTTCAGCAGCGGATCCAGCCGCTGGCGGTTCAGCCGCTTCGCCATGTCGAGAGTCGGCTGCACCAGCAGCGTCGGCGCCGGCCATAGATGGATGATCGCCCCCAGCCAGTTGAGCACTACCTCGGTCTTGCCCAGCTGCGAGCCGAACATGAGCACCACCCGCCGCCATGGGCTGCTCGGGCTCAGGCACTGCATTGGCTCGCGCAGGTACGGCGTCCGATCCGTCCGCCACGGGCCCGGCTCGCTGCTGCCCTTGCTGCTCAGCATCCGGTAACGATCCGCCCATTCATCAACGCCCATCGGGTCCGCCGGCCGCAGGCCCTCGCGCCATGCCTCCCGATACACCAGCGCCGGATCAGCCATCGCTCAGCACCCGCAGCGCAATTCTCAGCTCCTGCTCAAGCAGGTGGTGGCACTGCCTGGTATCAGCCGTGCCAGCCAGCATCGGCGCCAACCGCGCCGGTATCGCCATCATGCTCTCCCGGATCGATCGCGCCAGGTTGAACGCCTCCGCACGCACCTCAGCCACCGGCACCAGCTCGCCCCTGCCCTGCAGTGCCTCTAGCTTCGCCTTCTCCGCCTGGTAGTGCTCACGCCGCGCGCGGCTTTCGTTCAGGTCCGGTATCGAATCCTCAGGCAGCGCCTCGATGTAGGCCCGCAGCTGATCCATCGGTGGTGCCGCCGCCGGCGCCGCAACCGCTACAGGTGGTGTCCGCCGCCGCTGAGCAGGGCCAGCGGTGCGGCCATCAGCAGAACCCACCTTCGCGTTGTTGTTCCGCGCGGTGTTCCGGTCCCACAGCTCCAGGCCAAGATCAAGGTCGATCATCTCCCGCCCGTTCTCAGTCACCACCGCACCGCTCAACCGGCCAGACCGAATCGCGAACGTCACCGCCGCCGGTGTCACGCCCTTCGCCTTCGCAAACTCACCCTTCCGAACAAGTGCCAATCCTTAAGAGGCCACTGAACTAACTTAAATTTTAGTCCGGCCCCTTAAAAGATTTGGGGGAGGGGCCCAAAGTGCTTGCTATGACTGGGTTTTAGAGGGTCTCCGCCCTCCCGCTAGAAAAATATCGAGCCGCAGGATTACCCTTACGGGGTGGGTGGGGAAGGACCCGCGAATCGGGGGTCGATCATCGCGCGGATGCCATCGCCCGATCCAGCGCGAGCGAAAGATGACTGATGAACACGCGCGATGCGGTCGCGTTGCCGACACGCTCGAAGGGGAATCGAGGGTTGTAGCGCGGATCGGAGCGAACTACGAGGAAGTACGGGAACAAGCGACCACGCGATCGGCGGTAGACACCAGGCGCGCGGTTGCCGCCCCGTGGTGTGCCAATGAAGAACCCGCCTTGATCGGTGGTGGAGAGGTTGGATTCAATCTGTCCGAACAGCGACCGCTTTGGATTGCCGGCGGCGTTCTGCGCCAGCTTCGTTGGGATCAACTTGCCGGGTGGGAGGTTGCCACCGGCCAGGCCACGGATGAAACCCTCGTAGGCCTTCCATCGGCGTTGTCCGCCGAATACTTGGGGGTCGAAGTAGGGACGGTCTGGGGAGGGGTAGACCTGAGCCACCAGGGATAGCTTCGTGGACTTGGAGTAGCGGAATGCTGATTTCGTGAATGCCACCGGAGCGGTGAATGATCGGGTGGTTTCTGCCTTTAGCGCCAGCTGCACATCACGCGCGGTCTGGTTCAGCGCGACGGATGTGGCGAAGGGTAGTTGGTTCTTGTATGCGGCGACGAATGCCTGAGCGCGATTCACACCGCGAGAGTCCACCTTGATGGTGATCATCGGATCAGCCCTGATATGTGATCACGGGCGGGGGCGAGGTTGTCGATGTTGGGCAGCACGCGACCGTTCAGACCGTCCATCAGCAGGATGGCATGCCCGGCACGGTGCAGGCCAGTGATGGTGTCGAGGTCGGGTGCCCGCAGTGCGATGCCGTGATCGGTGTCGAGCAGCTGGGGCACCCTGGCGCCAGCGATCGGGCCTGTGTGCCAGCCAGGGCCGTACCAATCGGCGCCGGAAGACAGCATCCAGCGGTCGGATGTGTTGGGCGTGTGGCTCACGCCTACGGGAATGTCGGTCAGGCGTTCAGCGAATGCAACCATGCGGCGCTGCCATGGCCAGCTGGAGGCCGGGAGCTCGTTGCCGATCTGCAGCAGGGCGGGCAGTCCGGCGATAGCGCGGATCACGCGGGCGAGGTGTTGGCGCTGGTAGCGGTTGTGGTGGCCGGGAGCGTGGACCTGCTGCGGTCGGTCCAGGTGGATGCCCTGGTGGTTCTTCCCGGGGCGGAGGGGATGGGTCGCCCACGAATCGCCATAGGCCGGCTGCGTGCCCTCGAAGCCGATCACGACCGTGGCGCGGCCCTGTGCCGCCTGACGGGCCACGAAAGCCCGCAGGCGGCCGTAGAGCCCCCTGTGGGGGCGTGATAGGTCGTAGGCGCCCTGACGGGCCAGCCAGGGCATGGGGGCGACGTTGAGGGGCCGGCCGCGGCCCTGTGCGTACCGGCTGCCGGTGGTGTTCCAGGTGGGGGCCTCGAACAGCCAGGCAGCGGTGAGGTTGCCGTGGAGGCTGCCGGGGTCGAGCGTGGCGCCCCCGATCGACTGAACGCCGTTCCAGCTGTGGGAGCCGACCAGGTGGAGGCGGTCGCCGGATTGGGTGAACCACCGGCCGGCTGTAGCGATCGGGTCGGTGGTGATGTCGCTCATCAGTGGCCCCGCAGTCGGGAGCCTGGTAGGCCCTGCTTGATCGCCCAGCGTGCGGCGGCTTGCTGCGCCATCCATGCATCCGCGAGCCGGTGGGCCATGTCGAGCAGCTGCTCAGGTGATGCGCGGTCTAGGGATCGGTGAAGGCGTTCGAGGTCCAGCTGCTGCGACAGGGTGAGCTCCATTAACGGGCTGCTGATGCGCCAAGGCTAGGCCTGGCGGGAGGCTGCCCCTCCTGCCCCCATCTCTGCCCTACGTAGGGCACCCCGAAACCCGTTGCGGTGGCTGGGATTGCCCTATGTGGTACTACCTACCCCCTTCTAATGGTTGATTTATAAAAAGAGGGGTAGGGGGGGGTAGGGGGGTCTGTTTCTGGCAAAGTCTTCGGCAAAGGTGGGGCAGGGGGCAAAGGGGGCAATACGACAAAACCCCAGGCTGGGCCTGGGGTCTCGGCTGCCCCTCCTACCGGTCAGAAGGGGGCATGAGGAGGGGCAGTTGGGGGCAATCGTCAGCCGGGCCGATGCCACCTCCAGGCGCGGTGGCCGTGTGACATGCAGCGGCGGCGTTCGCAGCCGAGGGATCGGAGGATGTCGGCGACCGCCATCTGATCAGCGCGGGTCTGCCGTTCGAGTGGCCGCTGAACGGCATCGGTGAGCACCCGTTCGGTGGAGATCGCCTCCCATGCCCCTTGCTGGGCCAGCCAGGCGGCGATGGGGGCCGCCCATGGGTGCTCCGTCTGATGCGCCTCGTTCTCGTTGGTGACCTGGGCGGCGAGGTCAGGCGGGAGGTAGTTGGCCTGGCCGTCGCGATAGGCGAGGACGGCAGCGGCCCAGATGCTGTCCCGTTCCGCGGCAATGCTGCCGGTATCGATCGGGTCGGATTCGGAGCGTGGTGTGGGGATGATCCAGAACCGGCGGTTGCCGGTCTCATCGGCCAGGAAGCCCTGGCGGTTGGTGCTGCCGACGATGATCCCGCGGCGCGGATGGGCCTCGGTGGCCTTGCCGTAGGGCGGCCGGAAGAGGTCGGTGGACTGACTGAGGAACGCCTTCACCTGGCCGGCATGGCGCCGGTTCGTGATGTGGTCGATTTCGGACCACTCCATGATCCACGAACGGTGAAGGATCATAAAGTCATCTTTCGTGGTGCAATCGCCGAGTGCATCAGAGAAGAATGGGCCAGCGAGTGCGGCCCAGAATGAAGACTTGCGGGCGCCTTGATCGCCCTGCAGGATGGTTGCGGTGTCGTGCTTGGCACCGGGCTCGAATGCACGCCGAACAGCACCGATGAGGGTGCATTTCATCATGTGGTCATAGATCGTTGGCGTCGTCAGGTGCGCATCCTGTGGGCGGAGGTAGATGGATGCGAGGCGATCAATCCAGATCGGCGAGACGGTAGCGGCGACGTGATCAAGGTATTCGGCGACGGGGTCATAGGTGTTTTCGCGGGCGACTTGCACCAGGCAATCGCAGGCGACTTCCTTGGATACCTTGTAGCCCTGTTCCGCGAGGATGAGGTAGAACCGATCTGCACCCTCGATCGGTCGGCCGTGCAGTTCGATCTGCTGGGTGAAGATGTTCCAACGGAGGCCGCCTGCGGCTGACAGCTGGCGGAGGTGGGCGAGCACTTCTGCGGCTTCGAGCTTCTGGGGCTTGGCGAGGATCGGCGGGCCGTGCGCCGGCGGCGGGGCTGGTGCTGGCCCTGCTGCTGGTGTTGTCGGCGCCGGGGTAGGTTGGTGAGGCAGTGGGACTGAGCCCGGGGGTCTAGGGACACCTGCGGGCTCTTTTCTTCGGAGGTGGTAGCGCAGCCGATCGGCGAGCTTGTCGTGAGGCGTCGAGGGTGTGGGGTTGAGGTTGGCGGCGCCATCGAAGCGGCCCCAGGCCTTGCGGTCGTCGAAGTCGGGCGCCTTGCCGCGTGCGGCGGCGATGTGATGTGCGAAGGCATCCCGTGCGGTCATGTCGACGCGGGCGCCCTGCTGCGTCAGCCATGCCTCAGTCCCGAGGAGGTCGAGCGACAGACGGAGCTGATCGTCGTTCCATGCGCCGGGCGTGCCGCCGGATTCGATCAGCTGGCGACTGTCGCGGGAGATGAAGTCGAGGAAGGGGACGGCATCGACGGACGGCAGCAGATCAAGGAGCGGCGCCGGCGGGGTAGGCGGTGGTTCGGGGTCATTGAGCAGCAGTTCAATCAGTGCCAGGGGTGCATCCGCCAGGGCCTGCTCACCCGGGCCACGACCTGACAGCCACCGGTAACCGGAGGTCTGGGGGTGGGCGCCGATGACGACCGATTGATGGCCGTGCCATCTGAGTTCGAGCTGTTCGGCCTTGCCGGTGTCGTCGGTGGCACCGGTGCGGAAGACGCGGCGGCCCTTCATGTGGGGCCAATAGTCGGGCGGCACGCCGTAGATGATCTGGAACCGGCCGTCCCTGCCGCTGGTCATTGCGAGGGATTTGGGCAGATCGCGGAGCGGCAGGCCGAGCTCTTCGAGCTTGCCGGTGGCGCTCAAGCCGTCGTGGTCAACGAACAGGAGACCGCCGGAGGTGGGGCCAGCGATCACGCCGATGGCGCGGGCCCGGCCGGCGGTGATCTCTGCAGCGATCTGTTGCTTGGTGAGTGCGTTGTGCTGCCAGTCGGGCTGATAGGGCCGCTTGCTGCCGTCAACGGCGACAAGGCCCCAGCCATCAGGCAGCGCCTGGAGCTGGTCGATCAGGGACACGTCAGAGGCCCTGCAGCTGATCGATGATGCGCCGGACCTCGCCGGCGATGTGCGCGCAGCGGCCCTCGGAGCCACCTAGGGCGATGATCCGGTCGAGCTCTGAGAGGCGAACCTGCAGGCGCTGGATCAGCTGATGCCGCTCGAACTGCCTGCCGGCCTCATAGGCCTGGGATGTGGGGATTTCGTCGGTCATGAGGCATCGGGCGGCGATGGGGGGACGTCAACGAGGATTCGCGCGGCTGCGGGGAATGCGGAGCGGACGCGGGCGACCGCATGAGCGGGCGAGTCTGCTGGCACCTGGAGGACGCGGAGCAGGTTGGTTGATTCGACCCAGGTGGTGAATGCAACGGTCATGGCTCGACGGGGTAGAGCGGATCGAATGGGTCGGTGCCGGGCGGGGTGTTGTTGAGCGCGCGGATGGCGCGACCGCGGAGGGACCGGCAGGCGCGGACGACGGCTTCGGCGGCGTGAAACGACCAGCCGGAGTGTCTGATCTGGAGTTCGGCCCAGTGCTCAGGATGCTGAGCCCAGTGGAGGAGGTCGGCGGGGGTGGCTGGATCGGCGCGGTGAGAGTCGCGGTAGTAGGCCCTGAGCCGGGTCAGTGCCTGTTGTGGAGTGAGGGACATGGTGTGTGGTGGTGCCATCGGACGGTAGGGGGCTGGCTGCGGCGGATCCTGTGGGCTGTTGCAGTCCGTTACATGCCAAGGATGGTGCGGGCGTCGTCGGGCGATCGTGCGACACCGGCGAGGCCACCGGCGCGGGTAACGGCATCGAGCCAGGTCAGCTGTTCGGGGGTCGCGCGGCCGCGGTCTTTCACCTCGATAGCGACGAACTGGGCGATGGTCTGGCCCACCATGTCGGGGGTGATGGTGACGGATCGCCAGCCGATAAGGTCACTGGTGCCGACGACGCGTGAGGCGCCGGACTGGCCGAGGCCGTAGCGCACCAGCCGGCCATCTGGTGCGGGCAGTGCTCCGACGTTGTTGCGGAGCAGCCTGCAGGGGCCACGACCGCAGGCCAGCTGGATCGCTGCGCTGACGGCAGCCTCATCGGATCGGGTCATGACTAACGGCCACCAGCGCGGGCGAAGCGGCGTGATTCTCGCGCTGACCAGCGGTAACGGGCCCATCCGGGTTTGTAGCCGCGGCGGCGGCCGAGCTCTTCAAGGTCTTCGAGGGATTGGCAGTCGCGTTCCTCGTTGATGCGTCGGAACCGTGCGGCGGCGACCTGTGCGGGGGTGAGCTCCTGGAGGTGGCCGGCGACAGTGTGGAGCTCCCTGGGCCCTGCGGTGGCGAAGACATGGCCACATTCGGGGCACTGCGCGATGCCGGCAGGCAGGGTGGCGAAGCAGGACGGGCAGACGGTGATGGGCTTGGCGGTGGTTGTCCTGGTGGCCTTGACGCGGCCGGCAAGGGACCATTGACGGGGATCGGTCGGCAGGCCGTGGCGGAGGACGTTGCCAACGTGGTCGTTGATGATTGCGGTCGTCTTGCCGGGAGCGGGGCGGAGCACACGGCCGACCTGCTGCAGATACAGGCCGAGGGAGTCGGTGGGCCGGAGCAGGATCGCACCGGTGACTGAGGGAATGTCGGTGCCCTCGCTGATGATGTCGCAGGACGTGAGCACCTTCAGGACACCGGCGCCGAGGTCAGTGATCAGCCGGCGGCGTTGAGCGCGGTCCATGTTGCCGTCCAGCATGGCCGCGGGGATACCAGTGGAGCGGAACGCTTCGGCGACAGCTTCGGCATGGGCGACGGAGACACAGAACGCGATGGCGGTCCCATTGTGCTGATCGGCGATCGTGCGCCGGTAGTGGCTGACCGCATCGCCCATGGCCTGGCCCTGCTGCAGCCGTTGTTCGGCATCAGCCTGGCCCCTGCGGGTGTCGAACCGCTTGATGGAGCTGAGGTCGAGGCCTGGGGGGGCGAAGATCCGGGCCGGCACGAGGAAGCCCTGACCGGTGAGCCATGCGGGATCGGGGCCAAGGATGAGGCTGTCGAAGTGACCGCCGAGGCCCTTGCCGTCGAGCCGTTCCGGCGTTGCCGTCACCCCGAGCGTGCGTGCGTCGGCGAAGTGTGATAGCAGGCGGGCCCAGGTGCCGGCGACAGCGTGGTGTGCCTCGTCGATGATCAGCAGCTGGAAGAAGTCGGGCGGGATCTGCGCGCGCCGGCGGGCGAGGGTCTGAACTGACGCGACCTGACAGCCGCGGGAGAGGTCCATGCGGTAGCCGGCGGCGATCACGCCGTGCTCTAGGCCGATCTCGCGGAGGGTGCGGCAGGACTGGTCGACCAGCTCCTGACGGTGCACAAGGATGGCAACGCGGTTGCCGCGGGCTGCGGCCTGCTCGGCGATGTGTGAGAAGACCACGGTCTTCCCGCCACCGGTGGGGAGGCAGAAGAGGACATGGCGATCACCGGCCATGAACCGGCCGCGGAGTTCAGCGACGGCCGAGGCCTGGTAGGGGCGGAGGACGATCTTCATGGCTGCTGTCGTTTGCGCGCGCGGGATCGCCGCACGCGTGCGGCCTTGGCTGCTCGACCGTCTGGGGTGAGCTGCTCCCAGCAGCGTGAGCAGAGGGAACCATGCGCGCCGATGTGGGGCTTGCCGCATGACTGGCAGATCAGCGGCTGCCATGTGGTGCCGGCCTTGCGCCGCGCGCGCCAGCGGCGCTGACGGTCGGCGTTGGTTGGGTCAGGCATCTTCGATTTCGACCATGGCGGGCCAGTTGGGCATGGTCGGGTCGTAGGCCAGCTCCAGGGCCCTCCGCAGCTGATCGGCGTCAACCGTGATGGCGCCGCCTTCGACGCTCCAGCTGTGCAGACCATTGCCGATGGCGGTCTGGGCCATCAGGTCGTCAATGGTGGGGACGGTCATGCGATCAGGAGTCAACCTCTGGGGTTCGCCGCGTCCCATTCGGCCGCCATCCTGGCCGCATCGGCTGGGGTGCCGTAGGACCAGCGGGTTTCCTCCCTGATCCTCGGCGCGGCATCATGCACCTCGTGGCGGGGTCGGCTGAAGCGCCACCAGCCTGGGTTATGCGGGTGGTTTTCACGGTGCTGAATGACGATGGAGACGGACATGGTTGGCAGTGCGATTGGATGGGTTGCCGGGCTTGCGGCGCCCGGCGGGCCGTGGGGGGTCAGGCGATCAGCTTGGAGTAGGTGCCGTTTTCGTAGCGGTTGACAAGCCAAAACTTCTTGCTGCGGACTTGACGCACGATCAGGGATTCGCCCTGGACATCAGCGGCGTTGCCGGTTGCGCCTGCGGCGTGGAAGTAAGGCTTGACGCTGTGCACTTCGTAGCTCTTGCCTTGGATGTCGATGATGGTCATGGCTGGTGGTGCGGTGGTGTGGTGTGCCCGGATTGCCGACGATCTGGCGGGCTCCGGGCGGGCCAGGGGCTGAAGCCCCGGAGGGGGATCTCTCCCCCCGATGCACATACAGTAGCGCAGACCGTTACCCTGTTGTCTGATCCGGCCGGCCAGTTCACATAACGTCACACGCTACGGGTGAGCATGAAAAAGCCCCCGGGTGGCCGGGGGCGAGAATTCTGAGCGTGGCAGTCAAAAGGAAGGAACGAATCCGTCTTTCGTGAGCTTGTCGTAGCGGCGCATCATGATGCCGATCCAGTTGCAGCCGACCGAAAGAAGCGCCCACTCGCCGTTGTCGTCTTTGACGTAGCGGCGGCAGTAGGCCTGATGTCCCCCGCAGGGCTGGAATTCATAACGGGATTCTTCATTGCGGGAAACCAGAGCGTAGAAGGCGGGGGTGGTTGCGGTCATGTCCTGGTGTGGTGGTGGGGCTCTTTCGCCCCGGTCCCCATATCGTAGCGCACACCGTTACGGCTGGCAACCCACGTAACGGATTGCGACAGCCGCGGTCGCCAGCACCGCGATCAACCTGTATGGTTCCGGGGCCAACGGCACACCACCGCCATGGATCAACCAGCTCTGACGCTGGAGCAGCCGCCGCCGACCGCAGCTGATGCGCTCGCCACCAACGGCTACGACGTCACCACCACCGGCCCGAACGGTCTGACCTATCACCCGGGCCTGACCAACGAGCAGTATCACCAGCTGCCGGCGAACAGCCCCAGCAGGCTGAAGCTGCTCGCCCGATCGGCTGCCCACTACTTCGACGCCTACCTGGCCCCTGATCGGGAGATCAAGCCGCCGACACCAGCGATGGAGGTCGGCACCGCACTCCACACCGCCGTCCTGGAACCTGACCTGTGGGATTCCACGGTCGCGGTCCCACGGCAGCAGTTCGACCGCCGGACGAACATCGGCCGCCAGCTGGCCGAGGAGTTCGAGGCGGAGAACGCCGGCCGCATCGTGCTGACACCTGATGATGCCGACCGCGTGCGCCGGATGGCTGATGCCGTCCACCGCCACCCGGCAGCCCGGACACTGCTCGACATCAAGGGCCGCCGCGAGGCCAGCTACACATGGACCGATGCCGCCACGGGTCTGCCGTGCAAGTGCCGGCCCGACTGGCACGGTGAGGACGGCCTGCTGGTGGTGGACCTGAAGACCACGAAGGACGCCAGCCGGTCTGAGTTCGCCCGCAGCATCGCCGGGTTCGACTATCACCTGCAGGCGGCCTGGAACCTGCGGGCCCTGGGTGCTGCGCAGTTCCTGTCGATCGCGGTTGAGAACGTCCGACCGTTCGCGGTTGCGGTCTATCCGGCCTCGCCGGCGATGATCGCCGCGGGTGAACGGCGGTTCACAGCAGCCTTGGAGCTGCTGGCCGAATGCCACCGGACGAATCGCTGGCCGGGCTACGGCGATCTGATTCAGGAGCCGATCGAACTGCCGGGGTGGTGTCGTGATTGAGGAGCGGCCGCAGCGGCAACTGCTGTATCAAAAATCCTTTCTCCAACCTAATCCGATGACGTTCACTCCAGAGCAAATCGAATTTATTGAACAGATTATTGATCGGCGAATGATTGCGCGACTTAGCGCAAGACACTCACGTTCAATCCAACGCAAGGAGTATCACACCACACGCGAGATCCGGCATCTTGTCTTGAAGCACCTGCCAGAGCTTCGGGATCAAGTGAAAGACAGGGAGTTTCCAGTCAGCTTCCTGCGTTTCTTTCTTGCCAGCAAAGTTATCATGAGATCCAAGGACACGGAACCGCACGCCGAAACCGGAAAGTCCACAACTACTCGTTTTGATCATCAGGTCGGCCATGCTGTTCAGCCTGCTACATGGAAAGACAGTCCTTTCGAGCGCGCGCGAAACGGCTACTACAGGATCCGCCCTGTCCTGGTGGTGTCGTGATTGACCCCATCACCCACTGGCTGTCAGGACTGGCCACCGGCATCAGCTTGTCGGGCGTCCTCTCCAGCTGGATCCATCGCCGCCGCCGCAGGACCAGGCCCGTGGCACCCGGCCCATGGGATCCGCAGGCGATCTACCTGGATGCTCCGCCGGCGGCCCCGACCAAACCTCAGTTCCCCCCACCCCGGGCAATCCCCGGAGACACACCATGACCGAATCCACATCCATCACGACCGCGACCGCAGCGCCAGGTGCTCTGGCGTTCCTCTCTGATTCCTCTGCCTTCGATCACCTCTGGCGCGTCGCCCAGGCCTTCAGCCGTAGCGGCATGGTGCCGGCTCACTTCCAGTCGAAGCCCGAGAGCTGCATGGTTGCCCTCATGTATTCGCAGCAGCTGGGCGAGTCGCCGATGGTGATGTTCCAGGAGGTGAGCATCATCAACGGCCGGCCGAACACCTCGGCCCGGTACGCGATCAGCCGCGCAAACCGCTCTGGACTGCTTGCCGGCCCCATCACCTGGACCAGCAAAGGGGCCGGAGACACGTTGGAGGTGACCGCCACCGCGACCTTGTGGGAGACACAGGAGCAGGTGACCGCCACGGTCACCATGAAGGAGGCTGCCGCCGATGGCTGGACTCGCAACCCGAAGTACCGCAGCATCCCTGAGCAGATGCTCAGGTGGCGTGCGGCCACCCGGCTGATCAACCTCTACCTGCCTGAAGTGCTGTTCGGCCTGGGCGTGCGGGAGGAAGCGGAGACCCGGATTCAGCGGGCGGCGGTGAGCGAGGTGGAGACCACCGGCGACACGATCGCTGACCTGAACCGCCAGATCGCCGCCGCGGCCGAGGCCCCTGCTGAGGCCCCTGCGGAGCCCGCAGCACCCCGCCGCCGTCGGGCCGCCCCGGCGCCTGAACCTGAGCCCGAGGTGATCGATGATGCCGTTGAGGCTGAGATCGTCACCGAACCATCCACCCCGTCCATCCCATCCGCTGACCCCTTCTGATGTCTGATCTGTTCAACAGCGTGCTACGCGCGAGCGTGCATCGATTCATCGGCCGCCTTGGCCGTGACCCTGAGGTCCGTTACTTCGAGTCGGGCAGCTGCGTGGCTGAGGCGAACATCGCCGTCAACCGCCCAGGCCAACGGCAGGGCGACGGACAGGAGCCGGACTGGTTCAAGGTGACGATATGGGGCCAGGCCGGTGCCGCGTTCGCTGACCAGGCAAGGAAGGGCATGCTGCTCGACGTCTCCGGCCGTGTGAAGTCCGACCGATGGACCGACCGCAACACCGGCGAGGAACGGACCCGGCTGGTGATCACGGCCGAGGAGTGGCGGATCGTGCCGACCGACCGGCCAC